AATATACACCCCCTAATCCATACCACAATCAACACAAAAGTTAAAGGTTTGTTAAAGTTTTAACATATCATTTTAACATACTTACCCCACAATAATTGCGTGTAACATATCACCCCTTCATCAATCCGCTAACACATAGCAAACTCAATACCATACTACTTTGTATGCAGGTCGGGAACATATTAATTATACCACGCCATGAACCGAATCCGAAAACCAAAACCGAACCCCCCGTACCTTGAATTGCTTGACTTCCCCCTTTCGCTCGACCGCCCCCTGATTCTGGGCGTTACACCCTCCCCTTCCAAGTGTTCTGGAAATTTTTTTGCTAAAGCGAATGTTTATAAGGGTTTGGCGGATTTGCGATGAAAATATCCACCATAAAGTGCATTATTTGACACTAATGATGGCATAATGAGTCATAAAATGCACATTCTGATATGCTTTTGTGCTTTATAAGGCACTTTATCAATCATTCTTGAGCCGATTGTCAATCATTTACGGCTCATTTGTCAAGTTTTATATTTACTTTTTGATTGATAAAGTAAAATAATAGCTTTACTATTTTACTTTGAGTAATTTTACTCAGTCGATTGAGTAAAGCAGATTTTTATAATTTAAGTACAACAGGATTTTATAATACAACTATCCTAAAAAATCGGACAGTTCATTTATTGGCTATGTTCACGGAACATGAACAACCGAAATTAATGAACACTATCAAAACTTGCAGAGTTTACATCTTTTGCTATTAGGGTAGTATTATTACTACTTTGCGCCCATTTATATTCATTTGCACCTATTCCGTAACAAATCTGCCCTTTATATGTTACAACATATAACCGAATTACCCATCACTTTGTTACATAATTAGATAAATTGGTGACACTATTTCGGATATTGTCCGAGTTCCACTTCCGAATTTAGCAAATCTGCATGAATTTTTCCGAATATTCATGCAGATAAGAAACAAAGTTCCCGTTAAAAGTTTCCCTATTAGGCAACAAAATTAATTTAAAAATAGTTTTTTAATTTAAAATAATTAATTTAACTTTGTTAAAAATTATCAAAAATGGCAAGACACATTAACCCAGATTCAGTTTCTAGTAAGGTTTCTACGCTAGAAGTGAATGAGATTATTGAATTTACTAACCCATATACATCTATTGCTGTAATGATTTCAAATCTAAAAAGAAAAGAAGACCACAAAGACAAAATCTTTAAGATAAAAGTCATTGAAAACACAACACAAGTAATAAGAGTTAGATAGGCTTCAACTAAAAATCAAAATCCCCTAATTGGTACGCAATTTCTACACTTAAGCTCTTTCATAAAAAAGAAAGGCAATTAATGATGAGATTGCTACCAGTTTTTAAAAACACACAAATTGCTATGCACATCCAAGTAATCAATTATCAAAGAACATTTAATTTAGGAAATTACGCTTCAGAAAAGATTGGCGTAGAAGTGGCTATTAACGCCGGAGAAGATGCTAAAGAAGCACTAGAAACCGCTAAATTATTAGTGGAAGAATATCATAAAGAAAATGTAGCAAAACTAAAAGATTTAGGTTATTTCTATGAAGACCAAATTGAAGTAGAAACTATTCCAACCCAATCAAAGAAAACATTAACTGAAAAAACTAAAGAATTTATAGATGCTTGTAAAACAAGAGTAGAGCTAAAGTCTTGGGAGCTGATGTCAAAAAGTAATCCGGAATTACTAGAACATTATAACAAAAAATTAAAAAGCATAAAATAATGGAATTTTTTAACACACTTATCCATTGCAGTAGCATTGGTAAATTATTAACCGAACCTATATCAAAGGCAGATAAAGAATCTGGCGAACTTTCTAAAACAGCAAAGACGCATTTGATAGAAGTGTATGCTAATAAAAAATACGGGTTTAAAAAAGAGATTGATAACAAATACACAGACAAAGGCAATACAGTAGAACCGGAAGCAATAGATATGTTATCACTTACAATAAAAAGACCGTTAAGTAAAAATACTGAAGTATTTAGTAATGATTTTTTTATAGGTACTCCTGATGTTATTGACGAAATAGTATATGATACAAAGTCAAGCTGGGATTGGATTACATTCCTTTCAAACATACCCGATAAATTAGATTCAACATACGAGGCACAAGTAAACGGATATATGGATTTATTAGGATTAGAAAAAGCTTGCGTTGCTTATTGCTTGATTGACACCCCGGAGCATATTAGAAATTCTGCAAAGTTTTCTTTATTAAGAAAGATGGATGTTATTAGTGAAGAGTCACCTGAATTTATAAAAGAATGGAATGAGAAAGAAAAAAACATGATATTCTCCAATGCTCCATTAGAAGAAAGAGTGCTTTTATTCCCAGTTTACAGAAACGAAGAATTGATTGAGAAGGCAAAGGCAAAAGTTTTCAAAGCAAGAACATTTTTACAAGAACTAGAATACAAGCATTTAAACTTTAATAAATGAACGGAGCAAATATAGTAAGTGCTATTCAGCATTTAAAAATGGCAAAAGAACATTACGATGACTTTATTAGACAATACCCTGAATCAAGTGGTGCAAGGTTATTCTTAAGCCATGTAAATAAAATTAATTGGATATTCAAGGATACCATAACCCATCCGCATATAACACAATCGGTCAGAGATGGCATAAAGAAGGAGATTTTAAGCGATGTCTTTGCAGTACCCGCCATTAACGAGAAAGTCGCTCTATTAAGCCCGGAACAGCGAGAAATCATAGAGGAAACAATAGACGCTATGCTTGCCGGAGAAGAAGTTGAAATAATAGACACAGGGGGAAAGCCACTTATTGATATAATTGATATAAAAAATGAGCCAAATATATTAGGAAATTTGTAATTTAGCATTATGAAAGGAAAATTAAACAAATTAGGAGTTGCAAATAGCCTTTGGAATAACATCCGTGCTAGTAAGGGAAGTGGTAAAAAGCCAACACCAGAAATGCTTCAACAAGAAAAGAAGATTAAAGCAAAAGAAAAAAAGTAATGCGCAAGACACCCGCTTGGACAAGAGCAGAAGGCAAGAATCCGAAAGGAGGACTGAACGAAAAAGGCAGAGCATCATATAATGCCGAAACCGGAGGTAATCTAAAAGCCCCTGTAAAGTCAGGTGAAAACCCACGCAGAGTATCTTTTGCCGCAAGATTTGCCGGAATGAAAGGGGCAATGAAAAAACCAAATGGTGAGCCTACAAGAAAAGCATTGGCATTAAAAGCATGGGGATTTAGCTCTGTTGCAAAAGCAAGAATGTTTGCAAATAGACATAAAAAATCTTAATTATATGGCAGAGTTAGACGTAATATCAGAAAAAATCTATAACGAAAACAAAAGCAATCCAATAATGGATTTTCTTAAAAACGTATTTAGTGTTACACCTATTGATACGACAAGGCAAAAACAAACTAAATTAAGTGTTTATAAAGGTGGTGTAGAAAAAACACCTACCGGTCTTAATAATGCATTGAATTTGCCAAAGGATAGCCTATTAAAATTTGCTACGAGGTATAATTTGCCAACGACATCAAATAAAGATTTCCAAGAAGCATCATTAAATTTATTAAGTAAAATTCCCGGAGGGAAGTCTAAAGTAGATGAAATTATATCAACCTATGGTACCCCAAAGGCTGGTAAATTAGCAGACAATTTGCTTGGTGTTAGAACACTATCAATGATGAAAGCACTGGATGATGTTTCAGCACAAAATCAAGCCAAACAAGAACAATCAAGATTATCAGCAATAGCTAGTAGGTTTATTCTTACTCCAGAAGGAGGGTATAGTTATGGTCAAAATAGAGAAGGTTTTGCAAATTACTTAAACACAGGTAAGTTAGACACAACCCAAGCTTTAAAAATATCAAATGAAGATATGGGTAAATTGCAAAAATTATTTCCTAAAAAATTTAAATAAATATACAATGATGAATTTATTAATTATATTTTTAATTCAAATACATCCTTTTATAATTCAAGGGCATTTTATTGATGCTAGAACTAAAAATTTTAAATGTTATTTTTTAAATTTTGATAAAAATAAAAATATTTTAGTTTCTAAAAAAGAATTATTACACCATGAAATAGGTGATACTATATATATAAAAAATGGAAAAATAATACGAAAAGTATCGTTTAATGTTTTAAGAAAGGACGAACAATTAGCCAAGTACATAAAGAATATCAAATAAAAGTGTTCAATTTCTTATGCGAAGCCTCCCTTAAAAAAGGAGGTTTTTTTGTTAAATGTTATAACATGATGTAACTTGCATCAAAATGAATCACTATGAAGCGTACAACAATCTATTTAAATCCAGAAACTTACGAAAAACTTGCAAAGTTAGCTGAAAGAAAAAAATGGTCAATAACAAAGACTGTGGAATTTATTTTATTAAAAGCAGTAAAAGATAGGACTAATGCAAAAGAAAATAATACTTAATATAACGCCACAAACCCACGTTAGGGCAACTCAAGGTGACTCTATATTCTTTAGAATCCCAAGAGAAAAATTACGCCCCGCAGGTTTAAGCAGATTACTTCGCCTAGAGAAATACAACAAGTACAAAATTGACCTTCTAGCTGAAGCCAAAGCCAAACAATTTATCCTTCCACCAATAGGAGCTTCCATAACTTTTTTTATTCCAGTACCACCTTCTTGGTCAAAGAAAAAAAAGAAATTACATCACGGCAGATTTCACCAATCCAAACCTGACATAGACAACCTAACCAAAGCCGCATTAGATTCTTTAATGGTAGAAGACAAACAAATTGCGCACTTGGAAATACAGAAAAGATGGGTTGATTTTGAATCAGGGTGGATTGAAATTTTACACAAAAACTACGAAG